TTAGAGTGATAAAGTTGATAGAACGATTTGGCTTAACAAAAATGTCCGCAACAAATTCATTTGAATCTATAACTTGACCAGTGTTGTTAGTCTCATCACACTTAACCACAAAGTCTGTGATACCACGACGACCTTGAACTTCACGTAAAAATGGTTCGATAATACTCTTAAACTGCGCACGAGTGAATGGATCATTAAATTCAAACAACTGGAATTTAGCAGCAGTTGCAATTGCCTTTTCCATAACGATGAATAGACGACGAACATTAATGCGATCAAATGCACTTGGTTTAGCCAAGAGAGTCTTATCACCAAAGAAAATAGTACCTTCTCCTGGGAATGTTACCACAGGATTGACACCTTTCTTGTAAAGTGTATCACGTTGTGTTTTGTTTGGATTGGTTGCCAATCTAACAACATTTTTAATTTGACCACGATTTAGACCACTTGGAGAGAACCAAGGATCATTTGTATAATCAGTACGAGCACATAGACCAGCAATGTCACCATTCAATGGTACATAGCGATACTTGTCATTGTAACGATCGTATTGATATTTGTAACCAGAATCTAACACTGCGTAAGAAGTGCTTGACAATGCGTCACGGTATGTAGTGATTGCAGTAATTTCAGTGGCAGAAGAACCGACGATAATATCACCAGTAGTAGTGCTCTGTGGAGAAATAAAGGCAACGCAATCAAGACGCACTTCAGCGATGTTGCTAATTACATATTGAGCAACAGTTGATGATGCTCTACCCAACATAATTAGGCTGACATCATACTGCTCAGCATTTGAAAATAATTCAAAGGCAGCTGTTTTTTCGCCATCAGTTAAAGCAAAGTCATCAGTACCACCAGATAATGAAAGAGTGCTTGCAGTTGATAGATTTACAAAAGTCTTGGCAGCACATGTTGTACCAGCATTAGTTAATACTGTGCTATGATCCATCCAGTAAATATATTCTGAACGAGCATTAATGGCATCTTTATAGAAATTATTAGTGCCATCTGATTTCTTAGCATCAGATCCTTTTGATACGAATGCAAATCTTTCTAGAACAGAACCTTGTGTACCAGTCCATAGTCCATCTTCATCGATAACAATAACGTGCAATTCGTCTGAAGATCCACCAACAGATGCTGCATAAGGAGAAGTTCCTGGAGCACCATCAAACTCAGCTGCATAAGCCCAAGCAGCAAAGGTAGCAGAGTCTGCCATAGAAACTTTTAATGAGTTTCCAAGACTTCCTGGATATCTTGCTGCCCAAAGTCCAGCACCACCTGAGAACTGATTGTTGTAAGTTTCTGTGTTGATGATTTTTAAACCAGCAGTTGAGATAGTACCAGCAAGAGTTGCAGTAGTTCCAGATGGAGGAGCAGCAACAGTAATTGATGGGAAAGTAGAATAACCAGTTCCAGCAGTAACAATCGCTACAGTGGCAATAGCAGAAGAAGAAACTGTTACTGCACCAAGAACTGCTGCAGAACTGAAACCACCACCAGATAATGTTACAGTTGGAGCAGCTTTATATCCAGATCCAGCTGCAGTGATAGTAATAGCAGTAACGGCATTAGAAACTATAGTAGCAGTTGCTGTAGCACCAGAACCAGTATCACCAGCTGCAGTAGTAATTGTAACTGTTGGAGCAGATGAATAACCTGCGCCACCACTAGTAACTGCAACAGCAGTAATAGTACCACCAGTTAAAGTTACAGTAGCAGTTGCTTGTGTTCCACCAGCAATATCTGGCGCACCAACAGTAACGGCAGGAGCAGCTGCAGTAGAAGTGTAACCCGATCCTCCTGCATTGACTGTTAAAGTTCCTAGTCCGCCAGTTGTAGTCGCAACCGCATTCAAGTGTCCAGCATCGGCACGAACTAGCAGTAGATTATTTGTGTATGATAGGAAGTTTGCAGCAGTGAAAAAAGATTGAAAATTGCTATCGTTTGGTCCACCGAAGCGACGAACTAAATCGTTCTCCGAGCTAACTGTAACAGGTTCCATTACTGGACCCCATTGGAATGCACCAGCAAACGCACCAATTGAAGATGATACGGCTGGAACGATAGAAGTGAAATCTTTTTCTACGACTGCAACGCCTGGAGATAGTTGAAACGGCATTGTATTTCTCCTTGTTAATAAGTTTTACCTAGACAATTACATGTCTACATTTTATTTAGTTTTTACAAGATTTCTAGAAGTTTAATGGAGCCTTTTCTGGTTTTCCATCTTCATAAAATCCAAATGGTGTTAATTCTTCTTCAATCGCTTGCATTTGTTTAGCGTACATAATATTTCGTAGATTAACATTATTTAGGTCTTTAAAATAACTGTTAGTTGTAAGCCATCCGAACAATACCAGAGGCATTACCAAGTCATCATGATAACCTTCGTCAGCCTCATATGAACCCCTTTTCTCGATAAAGGTCGAGATTTCAGAGATCGTATCAGCGTCATTTATAATAAGTTTGTTTTCCTCAACGAGTGCTTTAAAATTATGACACCCAATTCGTTTAATCTTCTTATCGGTATTGACACCCAATTGTGTTTTACCGCCACCAAAACCACCCGAAACTGTTTGACCCAGAGCATGTCTTGTTACAAATAAGAGGTTTTCGTATTCCATTTCTGAATACAGAATATGAGCCACCTGCTCAGAACTATTAATTTCTATTAAAACCCATGCCTGATTGTAGTCATTCCCAACTTTGTATATAACATTTGGATAGAGCAACGGACTAATTTCGTTGTTTCTATATTTTGCAACCATTCTATAAGGGACTTCCGTAATATCAATCACTTGAAATGCCGAGTAGTCACCACCAACACCCTTCGCTATATCACATACCATAACATAAGAATGACCAGCTTGTGGGTTTACATATACATCTAGTCCATCTTTTTGATAAATGATAGTATCTGGACTCATTTTAGAAATTGTATCAGCACGAACTAAAGTAAGAGAAGAACCTAAGAAGTTACAAAGAACCTCTTGAGTAAATTTAAGTTCACCAAGCTGTGCCTTTTGCTCTGCAGCCCATGCTGCATCACGACCTGGAATTTCCCAGTAAGGTATGAATAGATTAATGAATCCATTTCTACCTTTTTCAGCATCTGTCCAAAACTTCCAGAAGTGATTGTAACCTAGTGGAGTTGATGACAGTAGAATTTTAGTAGTCTGACCAGCGGAGATCGTTGGGTAAACTGAAGTAAAGAATTCTTCTGCCACGTTGTTTGGAATAATGGCTGCTTCGTCAACATACAACATATTTACTGACTTACCACGAATACCAGACTTACCAGTTGCAGCAGTGAATACCTTTGAACCATTTTCTAGTTCAATGTCACCTTTGTTCCAAGTTGTGACACCTTGTTGCATCCACTTTGGCAGCAACTCATACATTGTTTGATAACGATCTAAAACCTCACGTGCAGCAGTTGCTTTGTTCGCAAGGATAGCCACAGTTTTGTTGGCTTGGAAAATCGTGTACCAAAGAATGTAGGCTGCAGAGGTAGTCGTCTTGCCTTGCTGACGACCTTCCATAAGGATAACCCTACGATTATTATGTATAACATTTACTTTGTTCTTCTGGCAGTCATACAACTTAAACAACTGTAGACCATGATCCAGTGTAACAATATAGCAGTAAGTCTCAATAAAGTATATCGGATCTGCCGCACACTTCATGTACTCTTTTACATCTTCAGGTGTAAAATCAACGGTAACTCCAGCTGCTTTTAAATTGGAGTTTGAATTATAAATTTGCGCCATTAGAAATTAAATTCCCAGCTTTCAGTATCAACTGTTGCAGTAGTAACATCACCCTCTGTAGTATAAATTCTATTTGGATTACTAAAGTCTTCGTTCTCACCAATATTAACATTGGCAGTTTGAATAACACCTTGACCAGAAATTGGTCCAAACAAATTCATCTTCATTTGAAAGTTGAGACTATGTGTCACGAATCTACGAGTTTGAAAATCTCCATCGTAGTCATCTTGAACTGATACATTATTTAAAACAATCGGAACATCAATCTTAACATTCATGTCTGGAACTACATTAATTGATAATGTATACTCAGGTGTAAATGTTGGAAGAATTTGTTCAATAATTTGTAGACCATCTTCTTGCGTTTTTGTAAGGATGTATAAAGAAAGATCTAAGTTGTATGGAACAGGAGTATACATGGTTGATACTGAACCAGTACCATCACCACACTTCAACTGTTGCATGCGATTTACTTTTCTTTGAGGATCGTAGTTGTATCCAATAATCTCAAATGACATTCTTGGAAGAGTAGTGTAAACATTATTTTCCAAAGATGGATCTTGGTCTAAACGAACAATCCATTTTTCTTTTGGAGCATAAGCAAGAGGAATTTGTAATCTTTGGATAACAGTACCAGTTACGGAATCACCTTCACGACGATCAATATAGATGTCGCTGAATAGTGAACCGAATCCTACGATGCACTTGCGGATTATTCC